TGCATCAACAATTTTGATAATTGATTTTCCATCAATTCTAGAAGTTCCAACTAATACATCGTTACCTGCAGCAACTGCATCAACTGCACCTTTAATATAAGTAGGTGTAACGTTTCCGTCAACTTTTCCACCTTCGTAAGTAAAGTCTAAGTAAGACAATAATCCCATTGGTCCTGCCATTGGTACTACTGGTACTAAGTCTAAACCGATAGTTTGAGCAGCTACTTGCATTGCTAATGGTAATAAAGTCGGAGACTTGTCACCAGAACCATTTTCACCACCTGCTGCACCGTTAGATACTGCTGAAGGGAAAGATACTGCACCCATACCTGCTAAGTTCATGTTAGGGTTTAAAGACATGATGTTCGCGTCTTCGTAAAGTTTATGGTTGTGACAGTAAGTCGACATCCATGCTAATTTGCTAGATTCGTTAATACCTGTAGCTTCCGAGATTATCGGTGCCCATGTATTTTTGATCTCAGCTTCGTTTAATAAATTCATAATTTGAGAATGTTTTTTTGTTTGTTTGTTTGTGTTTAGTTAAAAACTCGACATTCAATGGGTGTTCTGCTTCTGTCACCCTTTATCGTCGATTGTTATTTATATATCTATGTTTTATTTGTTAAATCTCTTTTTGAATGCTTCAGCCATTTCTGTAACATCGTAACCGATGGTAGATTTAGGCGCTTCATCCTTAGATTCTGTTACCATTGCAACTTTTTCCATTTCAACTTTAGTATCTCTTAAGTCTCTAGTTTGCCAGAAATTAGCAACTTGGTATTCAGTTTTTAATGAGTGGTATTTAGCTTGTGCTGTTATTTGATTCTGTTTAGATTCAGATAAGTTTTCCCATGCTGCGCTGTATTCCGCTGGCATTGCAGTAATAAACAATGGTTGTGCACCTTTGTTTTCAACAATAAGCTCTGCGTTATTCATTAATGATGAGATTTCAGATTCAGTCATAAAGCCTCTTTGAGAAACTGTATTTCTAACTTCTGTTTTAGCTGATTCATTTAATGCGTTATACTTTTCTCTTGTCGTAGATGATACAACTCTAAAGAATGAAGGATTTTCATTTTCTTTTGCTGTAGCATTTTCTACTAATTTATCTAATTTAGATGAGATTTCACTTTTGTAAGATTCTAATGGATCTAATGCTCCTTCTTCACCTTCAGTTTCTTCTTCACCTTCACCAGCTTTAGCTGCTTTGGTTTCTGCTTCAATTTCTGAATCAGATTTAATTGCGTCAGATTCTAAATCTTCAGCGTCTTCTCCATTTACTTCACCTTTAGTATCACCTTCTTTTGAATTATCTCCTGCTTCAACTTCTTCACCTTCGATTTCTTCAACTTCTTTACCAGCTTTATCAGAATCAGCAGCTACTGCGCCTTCTTCAGAATTATCACCGATGTTTTCGATTTCTTCAGTTTCTTCAGCTTCGTCAGCGTCTTTTGCAGGAGCTTCAGCTTCTGCTACTTCTTTAGCAACTTCTTCACCTTCAACTTTATCAGCTGCTTCAACTTCTTCCTCTTCAGTTTCTTCAGCTTCAGCGTTAACTGGTACTTCAATAACTGTTTCGTTTAATGATTCTGCAATATACTCTGCATATTCAGAAACTGATTGTAAGTTTTCTTTTAAGTATTCAACATACTCTAATAAAGATTCGTGAGAAGTACTTCCTTCGTTATGTGCTTCTGCTAAATAATTAGCGAAGTCTTTAACTTTAGAAACTGCTTCAGCAACATGCTCTGTATAAGAGATATTGTTATCTAATGTTTCTGCTAAAGATTCAGCATATGAAATACTTTGATCTGTTTTCTCAGCAACATGTTCAGAATATTGAATGTTATCGTCTAATTTACCAGCGATGTATTCTACGTATTCTGTTAATTGATTAACGTTTTCTACAACGTGATCACTATGATCTTTCAAGTTTTGTACTGTTTTATCTTCTGAAACTTCTTCATTTTTAGTTTCGATAGATTCTTTTAATGTCTTGATCTCATTCGCCAAATACTCAGAGTACTTATTGAAATCCTCGGATTTTACAAATTCTGCCATGTTTTTATTTTCTTTTATTTGTGTGTTTGTGTTTTTAATAGGTTGGTTATCAATAGCTTCTGTGCCATTCATTTCGTAAATTGCTAAATTTCCTGCGTTTGAATAACCATACGTTTCGTTAACTCTCTTTAACTCTGCGTTTTCAAAACCTGGATCAGCAACTAGATCATAAGTAAATAATTGTTTAATCTTTACTTGTCCGTTAGATTCAACTGCACCTGCAGCTCTAGATGAAATCTGTAAAGGAACACCAGCATCTACTAAAGCTTTAGCTTGTCTTCCAGCGTCTGTATCTAATAATTTGATACGTCCTCTTACTTCTTTACTATCTTTGTCATATACAAGTTCTTCAATGATATGTGATACATTCTTTAAAGAAATGTCAAATTGTGCAGGATGATCTAATTCGCCCAATAACTTACTAGCTTTAATTTTAGCTTGTAATGCTTCAATTTGTGGAACATACTCCGACTCAGTGTATATACGGTTGTTTTTGTTTTTTTGATCGATTTGACCAAAAATACCTTCAAGAATGTAATCTTTGTTCTCTGAAGTTGTTACACTTAGAGCTGATGAAGACATCTCGACGATTAATAAATCGTTAGTATTTTTCATAATGTTTTATTTTTCTATTTTTAATATATATCATACTTTATTATCTAAATATCTTATTACAATCCTGCTAATGGATCCTCTTCATCCTCTTCGCCTTCTCCGCCTTCCTTTTCAGCTTCTTTTTCAGCTTCTAGTTCTTCTGCAGCTATATCATTGTATATCTTAACTAATTGGTCAATTTCACCTTCTGCGAAAGCGTTTTCACCATAACTATCATAAAAATATTGTTTAAATTCATCGTCAGTCATTGATGCTGTTATAGCTCCTAAAATCTCTGCAGATTTTATAGTAGAACCTGAATCTAATTTAATATCGTCAATAATTATCTTGGAATCTTCTCCGGCTCTCATTGCATCTTCTGTAATGAAGTCTTCAAATGTTTTAATAATTTTCATAATCTATATATCTTTTTTAATAGTGTGTTACATTGCGAATGGATCTTCAGCCTCTGGCTCTTCAGCAGTCGTTTTCTTTAATTTAGATTTGGCTGCTTCATTACCTCTAATTTCATCATCACTTAATTTAAGATATTTCTTAACTAAGTATTCTTGATCGAAGTAATATTCTTCTTCCATTGTTTCTTGATTTGTTGTCATTAATGAGTCTCTCATTGTAGCAATAAAGTCTAAACGTTTCTCCATTAATTCCATGTCTTTTAATTCTGAGAATACATTTTCTTCATTAAATCGTAATGCGACTTGTGATTTGAATTGTGGATCGTTTGTGAATTCAGGATATTTAAGACACATTTGAATAAACAAAGGCTTAGATAAAATTTCCATGAATGTAGATCTTAAACGTTTGATAAATTTACCAAACTTAATTTCATCTCTAATCATACCATCAGCAGCAAGATTGAAATCTCCACCACCATCTTCATATAAGAATCTAGAGTAAGGTATTTTTGAAACGTGTTTTAATTTGTCTGAGAAGTATTTAAGTGCTTCTGTATCTGAAAGATCTGGTCCTTCACTGTTTAATGTTTCAATTTCTGGTGATTCACCATCTTTAGAAGGCAGCCAATACTCTTTACTAAATTGTAACATTGGTTTACCATCTGTTGCTAGTGTTCCTGATTCCCAATCAAAATCAACTGATTCTTTATAAGAGTTCATTAACTGAGAAAGCGATTGCTTTGCTCTAGTCTTAGATTTACCACCGACAGGTATAACAAACTTCATTCTAAATGAAGCGTTAGTTACTGCCCATATAACTCTTGTGTGTTCCATTATTCTTAACAAGTTGAATGATCTTGTTAATCTCTCAATATATGAAACTCTTGATGTTGTTGTTATTGAAGAATATGAAATATAGATTATTTGAGAATCATATAACTTTCTTTCTTTAACTGGATCATCTTTATATTGTACCCAAACTTTCTTACCATCTTCGTGGTTATATCCAGGAATAAGTGTAATTGGATCTATTTCTTTAAATCCTATAATCTCTTGTTGATCTGGTGAATAAATAATCTCAAATGCTAAATATCCATCAATTAAGAATTTTCTAAAGAAGTACCATGCTGATTGATCTGAGTTAAACCCAAAATAGTGATACAGTTGTCTAAAATATTTATTAAGATCTTTATCAACGTCGTCTGAAACATCCAATCCTAATATTTCTGGGTAACAGAAAAAGTTTTTATTATCGTATACTATTGATTCATCACAAAGAATATCTAAGATATCTTCAACCTCATCATTAAGTGAGAATTTTCTAAGTTCATCTCTTTTACCTTCATATGCTGTATCAAAGAACGGTATATTAGATCTAAGATTAGTATCTGTCATTGACATTGCTGCGAATGCACCATAGATGTCATCGTTGTCAACGCCAAATGGATTCATTTGACCATAGCCAATTTCTGCTTCCATTGGGCCGATTGCTTGTGACTGTCTTAATACTAAGTCGTCATATCGCATACCGAATGAGGATAAAGACTTCAAAGCATTTGAAATGCTAAAGGGTTTTGATCCGTTACTTAGTGGTCCGTTTCTATCGTTAAATCCTGCCATACTATTATATTATTATGTTCTTGTTATTATATATCTTTTCTTTTTGAGCGCGTTTTTAGGTGCTCTCTGAATGCTTTCTTGACCTCGTTGATTCCAATACCATATAGATCTTGGAAATCACACAATGCGATCTTTGCCCAACTTTCATATGAAACTACTTTCTGGTTCTTTTTCAACTCTGGTATATATTGTCTAATAGCAAAATCAAATCCAAAATGTACTAAGAATTTTACAATATCTTTGTATATTAGTTTTATTTCACTTTGTGTTTTTGCGTTGTTTTCTTTAGATCTACCAGTGCTTGATTTTATTTGACCAGACATACGATCATATACCATATCTAATAAATCCTCTTTAAATTGAACTGGTAATAAATTTAGATTAATACCAACATCTGTTCCGCTCGAATGTGGTTCTAATGCAAGTACTACTGGATTCATATCCCACCATGGTAATGTTTTCATGTGTTTGGGTTTTTCATATCTAAATACATGAATCATACCTGTTTTAAATGGTTTACCATGTTTTGATACAGTATGATCCTTAACGGACTTGACAGCCTTAGCAAACCATTTCTCAGCGCTTTTACGTGCTTTGACTTTTCCGCCAGCTTCTTTGCTTAAATCCTTAATATCTTTCTTTATCTTACCCATTATTTAAGAGACTTTTCTGTTAAGACTATAAACCTCCAACCTCTGTTGTCAGCATACGCCTTCGCATATTTATATTTATCTCTATTTTTTACATACTGCTCTGCCAAAAACTTATATGATTTCAGTGCCTTTTGACTGTTCTTAGTCGGTGGCTTTGGGATAGTGATTTGTGCTTCTGGTTTAATTTCAACCAAGAATTCTGTATCTCCATCAAGTCCGCTAGTTTTCATATAGAAATCTGGGTAGTATTTGTGTTCTCTTTTATCAAATGACCATATGTACCGTATTTCTACAGGTTCACTTGACCATTTAATTACGTCTTCTCTATTATCACATATAATCATAAACTTCCTTTCCCATGATGATCTATAGATTATCGGGAGTGGTCCTATATACTTGTCAGGATTCTTTGGTGTAAAGTATCCTTGTATAAAACCTGAATTATTAGATGGTTTAAGATTTTTTATTGACATTTAGATGTTGAACATTCCACCACCATCATCGCTTCCACCACCTGTTGTGATACGATCTATTGATAATGTGCCTTTGTATTTTTGTGGGTGAATTTTATTCCATCCTTTAGCATATCCTCTCTTTGCAATCTCTGTAAAGTATGCAAATGCATTTGGATATTTAGGGTTGAAATTTCTCCAGTATTTCAAAAGATCTAATATTGCAAACTGTAGACAATCATCCCGATCATCACTGTTAACATAGTTTAATTTGTTAATAGTTCTTTCGGCTAACAACACTAACATCTTCTCTGCAGTCGGTGTGAGTTTGTCGGCATCTTTTGAAAGGACCATTTGATTATATAAATCTTTATTATTTAGGTAATTTTTGCTTTTTTTAGCCATAGTGTAATGTATGTTTAATATTATACTAAAAAAAGCCCAATTGTTTCCAAATGGGCTTATTTAAATAGTTATATGGTTAGATTAAATAGAATCTTCAACAGAAATTTGAAGTTTGTTTTTCTCTATTCTCTGTGGTTCGTCGTTTACGAATACTGTTAATATGTCTGATTTACCCTTTCCGGTAAATTCAAGAGCATCAACTTTAACTTTAGATCCTTTAGGTAAATCTTCAGATTCTACTGTAGTTTCTGCAGTAACATATCCATCATCTCTAGTTAAGAAATCTTCGTTTTGTAAATCGTTTAATTCTTCTGTAATTCTTTCGATTTCAGAATTTAATAAATGATCTGCTGCTTTAATATCTGGTAAGTTTCTGTTAGCTTCAGATAATCTGCCTTTCTGATCTTTCAAAAATGCAATCATTTCATACATCAATTGAGTTTTCTGAGTTTTAAGAGCTCTGCGTTCTTTGTAAGATTCTAAGATGTCTTCAACCATTGGTGTAATATCTGCTCCAGTGTTTTCAGCAACATATTCAACTGCAGCATCTGCTAGTAATTTAGTAAATTTCTCAATCTTAGTAGACTCGTTGAATCTATAAACAAACATGTTGTCTTCTGTTCTCATTGCTAAAACCCTAACGTCTCCGTCAGTTGATTCATTAATGAAATCTAATACACTGTAGTTATTAAAGTTTTTACAAGCGAATTCAAATAAATTAATTGTTTCTTTATCTTCGTACTTAATGTAAGCTGACGCTAATAAAGATTCTGATAAAATCATAGAATCAGTATGTACTAACTCAATATTACCTGCATAGAATTTCTTTTCAGTAACATTATATGAGAAATTAACGATAATTGAATTTTTAAGTAAATCAGTTCTTGTTGATTCTAAAAGTTCTAATTCTTTTTTAACTTCAGTAACTGCTACTTTTTTACCAGATTTCTTATATGATTTAATGTTTTCATTTAAGAAATCAATTTTTTCATTTAAGCCAACTAATGTATCGAAATTAGTTAATGCTGATTCGTCAATATTGGAAATAGTTTTCTTGTTATTATAATCGTAGTAGAATGAAATACCCTCGTTAGTTATACTAAACGTATTGTTTGCTTTAACTAATGATTTGAAATCTTCAGAAACGTTTGCAACTTTTTCTATATGACTTCCTGTCATTTTGAAATTTTGTCCGCCCGCGTGAAATACAAAACCTTGTTTTGACTCTATGACTGGTGAAATAATTCCTTTGTTTAATTTTGCCATTTGTGTTGTTTAATTTTTTATATATATCTTTTGTTTATTCGTTGAATGGTAGATCAGTAGATGAAACGTCTAATGGATCACCAAATGAAGGTTTCAACCTATCTGGCGTTCCTTCTGCAATATCAGATGTATTACCGAACTTAAATATTCTATTTGAATTCTTTCTTCTGCTTGAAGTTCTCAATAATTGAGAATTTGTAGTTAATTCTGTACCAAGTAATGATGTGTCGATTGTGCACTCAGTAATTGGAGCAGTTTGTGTTAAAATCCATGAAGTAGAATCTGCGTCCCATGTATATATTGCACAAGTAGAATCAGTGTATGTTAATGGATTTGGTAATTCACCTTCATATATTGAAGATGGATCTAAAGCTACTTTGTTAGGATCTCCATAATTTCCAGTAACACCACCAGTATATACAGTTCTTGTAAATTTAGTATAAATGTCGTCTTCAAAATCAAATGAAGGTATAAATGTACTGATCTCTAAACTAAATGTTATTTTGTGGTTTTCTTTATCATCAAATCCATATTCGATTGGCTTGTCCTGTGTGTAATCGTCTGGCATCATGTATTCCGATGAAATTCTATACATACCATCATCTATGTGACCTGCGTCTATGTGATAGAAATTAGCCTTGTACATATTTTTGATGATTGATTCAGTAACCTTAAACATATCTAATTGACTAGATAATAATATTTCAATATCTACACCAATTACACATGGAATCATTTCGAATTCTGCAACATACCCTTCCATTAAACCTTGATTATTCATCATAGTATAATTACCGAGATTTCTTTTATTGACTAGTTTTCCAGGATCTACTGAAAATGAAGTTAAGTTAACAATACCTCTTGGTACTTTATCATAATTCCCATCTGCAAATGTTCCATCAGGATCACAGCTTTCTCCATTCATATTGGAAAACAAAAAGTTATCTTTTATAAAATTCTCATCTCCAGCAACGGCATAGAAAAATGGTACATCTATAATAGCCCTTTCGTCATTAGAGACTTGTCTCCAAAAACTAAGCTTACTATTTAGATCAGCTAAAAGACCTACAATAACGTGTCTAATAACACTGTCGTCTTTGTTGTATTTTAAATTATATGTTGCCATTAACTATATATTCTATTTTTATTCAATTGTTTCTATAGTAAACTTAGAGAACCCGTTTTCACGATAAATCTCAATTTTCTTATCAAATATCTCATGTGGTAAAACTGAGTGGTTTATCACAAAGGTATTTATCTTATTTTCTTTTATGACTTGATTAAGAATTTTCAATATGTTATATACTCCATCATTGTCTACAGAACTTAATAATTCATCTAAGAACAATAAGTTCAATTGAGGGAATCTTAATTTAAGTATCTTGATGATTGCAATGATAATAATAAAATCTGCCTTCTTTCTCTCACCAGTAGAAAGTGTCATTGGATTAATATCTTCACCTAAGTGATTAATAATACAATTGAATTTCTCATCAAATCTAATATGGAACGGTAAGTGCATTGTTTGACTCATCGCTGCAATATTTGAATTTAATCCTGGTAAAATAGTTTTGACTGCAAGATTTTTAACACCATCTTCACCTAAAACCCTTTCAACAATTTCCATAAATGCATATTCTGCATTCAATGTATCTTTATTACCAGATTTAGTAGATTCTTTTTGTTCAAAGTC